CAGTATTCCAAAAATATTTAGATAAATTACCATCAGAAAAATTAAATATGTTTAAAAAATCAGGAGTTTTAGTAGTTAATAGTAATTTAGCTTCTAGATTAAAAGATGGTGTAGGGGGAAATTACATTATAGAACCAATCAAAGGAAATTTAGATGGTGCAGTTGTAAACTATGATGGAAAAACTGACATAGAAGCTACATCTAGAAAAACATTTGAACAAGGAAAAGTAGTTGTAGGTAGAGCAAAAGCTTGGACTGAAAAAGATTTCTCAACAGATATATCTGGAGAAGAGTTTTTACCATTACAAGCTATGGCAGGAGAAGTTGCAGAATATTTCGATGGTGTAGACCAAGATGATATACTTGCAATTTTGGCTGGTATATTTGCAATGAAAGATGAAGCTGGATTAAAATTCGTTGATAAACATACATATGATGTTTCTGCAGAGGGAAATGGTTCAGTTCAAGCTGGAACATTAAACAAAGCAATAACAAAAGCAAGTGGAGATAGAAAAGCTATATTTAATATGACTATAATGCATTCTGATGTAGCAACTGAATTAGAAACATTACAATTAATAACTTATTTAACATATACAGATGCTAACGGAATCCAAAGAGATTTAGAAATAGGTACTTGGAACGGAAGAATGGTTATTGTTGATGACGATTGTCCTATAGAAACAGCTGAAGATGGAGACAAATATATAACATATGTTTTAGGAAAAGGGTTTATAGAATATGCAGATTGTGGTGCTAAAGTACCAAACGAGATGGATAGAGACCCTAAAACAAATGGTGGAGAAGATACTTTATATGTAAGACAAAGAAAACTATATGCACCTAAATACATATCATTTACAAAAGCTAGTATGGCATCTTTAAGTCCAACTACTGAAGAACTTGCAAATGGTGCTAACTGGGAAATAGTAAATGATGGAGATGAAGAATCAAAAACATATGTAAATGATAAATTCATACCACTAGCAAGAATTATATCAAAAGTTAACTAAAAATAATGTAAGGAGGATATGATGGAAGAGAATGCACAATTAAAAAAACTAAAAGAAAAAATTCCTTATGATGCTAATAAATTTGCAGACAATGACAAATATAATGCAAAATTATTAAATCTATTAGAGGATAGTCAAAATATTGCATTGTCTACATTATATCCTTTTTTAGATGATTATGAAGGAATACAATTACCTAAAAAATATTATAATTGGCAGATAAGGGCATGTGTTGAACTGTATAAGTGGGAAGAAAATATTGGTGTTAAAGCTTATTCGGAAAATGGTTTGAGTTGGACTAGAGAAAACGATGGACCGCTTCCAGAATCTTTAATGGATGAATTAATTCCTTATGCAGGTATTCCTAAAAGGAGGGATAATATTGATAATCAATAATATCTTTTCGAATTGGAATAAAGGATGCTATATAGCAAATTTAAAAGATACCATAGAAGATGATTATGGAAATGAAGTGAATTTTTATAATAAACCAGAATTTTATTCTTTTAATGTTCAGCCTGCTAGTGGAAATACAGATATAGCATTGTATGGAGAAAAAGTTTCTAAAATGTATAAAACGATAATATCATTAGAAAAATATAATGGTAAATTCAAAGAAGGCGATGTTGCTTATCTTGAAGGGATAAAGCCTATAGATGAAATTGAAGGTACCTATGGAAGAAAAGCCAATTATAAAATAAAAAGTGTAAGACCACAGAACACTGCAATTTTAATATATTTTGAAAAAATCTAAAATAATATGGAGGTAGAAGATGACTGCAAAAGTTATAAGAAACTTTCAAACTATATCTCTGAGACCTCAGAACGATTTAGAAAAAATGATAATAGAAAATATTAGAGCATTAATAGTTAGTGGTAAAGAACCATTAATAAGTTTTAGCGATGAAGATATGATTATAGAAGTTAAATCTAAAAAATAGGGGGAAGTTATGAAAGTAGAAAAAGATGGAGTAGTTAAAGAAATACCAGATAATATCATCTCTGATTATAAATCAGCAGGATGGAATATAATAAATGAAAATAAGAAAGAAACAAAGCCAAAGAAAAAAGAAAACAAGGAAATAGTAGATATAGATGGCGAACAAATTTAGTTTTGAATTTAATCTATCGCATAATAGTATTAATGAACTAATAAAAAATTTAAAAGACTATCAAAGAGAATTAGAAAATTCTAAAAAATATATATTAGAAGCTTTGGCTGAATATACACAACAAAGAGTGAAATATTATATTTCTGAAACAGTAGGAAAAGGTGTTTATACACCAACTAATTCATTAAAAGATAGTATTTTGATAAGTAAAATTGTTGGAGATCTTGTAAGAGTATATACCAATCTAGCTTATGCAAAGTATGTTGAATTTGGAACAGGAGTTACTGCAAAGAGCAATCCACATCCTACATCAAATGAATTTGGATGGAATTATGATATAAATGAGCATGGCGAAAAGGGATGGGTATATAAAGCAAGTGATGGCAATTTTTATTGGACACAAGGAGAAGAAGCACATCAATTTATGTATAGAGCCTGGTTAGATTTAAAAGCTAATTATATGGAAATAACAAAACGAGTTCTTAAGGAAAGGGGAATAATAAAAGGAACATAAATCTTTCTAACAAAGTTTATAAAGATATAAAAGAATACATTGCAGAAAAGAGTAAATATTCTCCAAGAGTTAGGAACAAAGCACTTAAAGAATCGGATAAATTCCCTTTAGTTGTTGTAACTGAAGATGACAATGTTAATGAATTAATTAGTACAAACTTTAATGAGTTTACAGATAAAATTTTATTTACTGTAGATATTTATGCGGAAGATAAAGCTATAGAGAATACAACAATATCAAATGTTAATATAGCAAGAGAATTGGCAAATTTGGTTGATGATATTATGATAAAAAAATATAGAATGCAAAGAATATTTTGCAAACCAACACCAAATTTAGATGATTCTATATATAGATTAACAATCAAATATACTAAAAAAATAATATCAAATAAAAATATTTTAATATAGGAGGAAAATGTAAGGAATTATTTAGTAAAAGATATACCAGATAATAGAGCAATATCAGATATTGCATCAGCATTATTTGTAAAAAGAGGTGGAGAGTCTAAATACCATTTATGGTTAGCATTAACTAATATACCAGCAACAGGTTCTGCACCAGAAACAATAGATACTACTGTTACAACTGCAAGAGTGAAAACTGCAACTGCAGGAAGAAAAGACCCTGGACAAAAAGAATGTACTTATATGGCACATAGAGATAATTTTGAAATATTAAGACAAGATTATAAAAAGACTTTAGACTTTTTACAAGTTAATCCAGATGGAACTGGACACAAATTCCAAGGTATAGTTGATACATACCAAGATGAAGTTTCTATAGGTGGAAATTTAACAGGTAAAGCAGTTATAACAGTTACAAAAGCAGAAGAATTACCTATAATAAATGTTGTAGATTTAATTCAAGAGAGTGTAACATTTACATCTGCTATAGATGCAGTTGTAAATGTTGAAGGAACTGGAACTGCAAAAGTAAATGTTGAGACTGACCCTGCTGATGCTACAGTAACAGCTGTATCTGATACAGAAGGTGTTGCAACTGTAAATGTAGCAGATGGAATTGCAACAATAACAGGGGTAAAAGCTGGAAGTGCAATAATAAAACTAACAGCTAAAAAGACTGATTGCGCTGATGGTGTAACACATATTTTAGTAATTGTAAAATAGTCTCGTATTTATGCGAGACTTTCTTAAAAAGAAGTTGATGTATTTTTAAATATGGAACTTGATTAAAAAATATAAAAGAATAAGGGAGAAATTATATTATGGATAATAGAAAAATTATAATAGGAAATAAAGAATTTGAATTAAAAATAAATTTCAAAAAATCATATCAACTAACAAAGTTTAGAAATAAATTAGCTTATGGTATTGATTTTGATGATGCTGATAGGCACATTATAGAAGAAATTACAAAAATCCAAATGCAAGCATCTCAAGGACAAGAAATTGATATGTCGATATTAAGTCCAGATACTATAAAATATCTAAGCAAAAAATCTAATCAAAGAGACGAAGTATTCAACTATGATGAATTAATCGAAATAGGAATGATATTAACAGAGATAGAAGATAAAGAAACTATAGAAGAATTATATAATATTGAAGTTGAAGAAAACGGATACGATGAATTAATTGCAAAATTAACAATTGGAATTTCATCGGTTTTTATGAATGCGAAAGATACCTCAAACCAAGAAACAGAAAACAAATAGATAATAAGGGGAATCAAAGTAGCATAATAGTAAAGACAACACAAGAATTATTAGATAGTTTTTATGATGAGTTGCTACCATATGCTTTGCAATGTGGTATGACAGTGAAAGAGTTTTGGAATGAAGAGCCACGATTGTTAAGTAGTTATATCAAGAAACACGAAAAAGAACTTGATGAAATTAACTATCAATCGTGGCTTGTTGGTTTATATGTATATAAAGCTGTAGGAACAGTGCTTGGAAATGCTTTTTCAACTAAAAGTAGTATAAACAATACATACTTCGAAAAACCATTAGAAGAGTTTGAAAGTAATTATATTATTGAATATGAAATTAAAAAAGAAAGTAAAGATATTTCATATAGAAAGAATGTAAATTACTGGTCGAAAATAGGAAAGAAAGGAGTATGAAAGAAATAGGAATGATGAACAATTAGATATTAAGTTAAAAGCAACCTTATCTCAAGCAGTAGATGAATTTAATAGAATAACTAAATCAGCTGTTCAATTTGATGGAGCTATAACTAGTATAATAACTAAAGTTGATAAATTAGGGAATATAAGTAATGTAACTACAATGGTGCAAGAAACTGCTACTCAAGTAAATAAATTAAAAGTAGTTACAGATAATGCAGGAAATGAAATAAGTAAAAGTTTTTCTCAAACTATGAAAACAACAGGTGGGCTTAAAGAAAGATTAAGTTCAATGTTCGATGTTAATAAATTGTATCTATATTGGAATTTAACTAAAAGATTAAGAGTAGCTTTAGCAAATGTTTATAATTCTGCAGTTGATTATATAGAAACACAGAATAAATTTAATATGGCAATGGGAAGCGGTAAACCTCAAGCAGTTAGATTTGTGAATCAAATATCAGAAGCAATTGGAATAGCAAAAGCCGAACTTATGGATTATCAATCTACATATAAAAATATAATATCTGGATTAGGTAATTTTACAGATATTGAATCTGAAAGAATATCTGAAAGCTTGGTAAAAATGGCACTTGATTATTCTTCTATGTTCAATGTAGGACAAGAAGATGCAATGAATAAATTTCAATCAGCATTAGTTGGAAGTATTAGACCTATAAGAACAGATTCGGGATATGATGTATCTGATACAACAATAGGTGCTAAAGCTCAAGAATTGGGAATTGATAGGTCTGTTAATCAATTAAATCAAATGGAAAAAAGAATATTGAGAATAATTGTATTAATGGAGCAATTAGGCAGAACTGGTGCAATGGGAGATCTTGCTCGTACAATAGAACAACCAGCTAATCAAATGAAAGTTTTAAAAGCACAAATTCAAGAAGTTGGAATTTGGATTGGTAATGTATTTATGGGAACAGTTGGAAAAGTATTACCATATATTAATGCTTTTGTAATGGTAATAAAAGAGTTAATAAAAATGTTAGCCATATTTACAGGGTATGTTGGAGATGACTCAAACATAACAGATATATTTGAATCGGTTGAAAGTAGCACAGGTGGGGTTTCTAGTAATCTTGGCAGTGCAAGTAAAAAAGCAAAAGAATTAAAGAAAACATTAATGGGATTTGATGTTTTAAATGTTATAAATACTCCAACAGAAAGTAAAGGTTCTGGTGGCAATGGTGGAATTGGAAAAATAGACCCTGCAATTCTTAATGCATTAGATGATTATGAAAGCAAGATGGAAAAAGTTCAAATGAGAGCTACAGAGATAAGAGATAGTATAATGCAATGGTTAGGATATACAAAAGAGATTGACCCTATAACAGGGGATATTTCTTGGAAACTAAAAGAAGGCTATCAAAACATAGAAAAAATTAGAGATATATTATTAGTAATTGCTGGTATAACTATATTCAAAAAAGGTATTTCTTGGATAAAAGGAATAGTTACTGCAATAAAAGGTTTAATTGCCGCTATTGCTGGAAGCAAAATTGTATTTGCTATAAAAGCAGTAGCAGGTGGTGCAGCAACTTTAGGAGAAGGTATTGCATATGTTTGTCCATTATTAGGAAAATTAGGTGCTGCTTTTGGAGCTTTAGCAACTGCTTTAGGAATAAGTACAGCAGCATTAGCTGGAATTGTAGCCGCAATAGCCGCAGTAGTAGCTTTAATTGTATACTTTAATGTGTCGCCAGCAATAAAACAATTAGATATATTTAAAGGTGCTAGTGATGAAACAAAGAAAAAATTAACAGGTCTAGTTGATGAATTTAATTCATTAGAAACAGAATTAAAGAAACAAGACTGGGGAGATAAAATAATAACCGAAAATGATATTAAGAAAACAGAAGATAGTTTAAATAGAATTACTAGTGCAGTAAAAGAAGGATTAGAAAAAGCTAAAAAGGAAAGTTTATCTGGGTTTAATGATGCTTTAAAAGAAAGTATGGGAGATGAAATGTTTAATGAAATGTACAATAAAACTGCCACTTTCTATGATAATCAGCAAAAATTAATTGATGATAAACAGAAACAAATTATAGATATACAAAAGAAAGCAAGTAAAGAAAAAAGAAGTTTAACTGAAGATGAAGTAAATAAAATAAATGGACTATATAACGAGATGAAAACTATGACAGTTGAAACTTTATCAGCAAGCGAAGAAGAAGCAATATTAATTTTAGGAAGAATGTCTCAAAATGCTAAAGCTTTATCTGCAGAACAAGCAAGTGCAATAATAAAAGAAAGTATAAAAACTAGAGATGAAACAATCAAGAATGCTCAAGATACATATACAAAACAAGTAGAGCAAGCGAGAAAATTAAGAGATGCTGGACAAATTACTGAAGAAGAATATCAAAAATGGATTGAAGCAAGTGCTAATGCAAGAGATGAAAGAATTAAAGATGCAGAAGAAATGCATAGAAAAATATATGAAGAGTTTAAAGCAGAAAATGAAGATATTGCAAAATATATAGATGAAGATACAGGAGAAATAAAATCAAAATGGAGTTATTTCTGGGGAGAAGTAGGAAAAACTATTTCTAACTGGTGGACTACAGATGTAGCACCTTGGTTTACTATTGAAAAATGGCAAGAATTAGCACAAAAAGCACAAGATGGATTAAAAACTAAATATGATGAGTTAGTTACTAAATTAAAACCAATTAAAGATTGGTGGGAAAAGAATGTAGCGCCTTGGTTTACTAAAGAAAAGTGGAAACAACTAGGAACTGATGCGATAAAAGGGGTAAAAGAAACATTAAAGCTAGACCAAATTAAATTTAAATTTCCTCACATTTCTTGGTCCTCAAATGGTGCGCAAGCATCAGGTGTACTAAAAAAAGCATTAGAACTTTTAAATTTACCTACACAAATGCCTAAATTAAGTGTTTCTTGGTATGCTGAAGGTGGTTTGCCAGACATAGGCGAATTGTTTGTGGCTAGAGAAGCTGGACCAGAGTTGGTAGGTAAAATAGGAAACAATAATGCTGTAATGAATAATCAACAAATTGTACAAGCAGTTTCTCAAGGTGTTGCACAAGCAGTTGCAAATGTAATGGGAAATTCAAGAAACGGAGATATAAGAGTTATAGTTGATGGCAGAGAAATTACTTCGATAGTAGAAGAAAGAATGTTAAGAAATCAAAATATATATGGAACAGTGTAGAAAGGAGGAACTATAGAGGGCAACACAACTTTTAAACATAGATGGAATAGATGTAGAAGTTATGAGTTATGATTTTAGTAAAAAAGAAATTGATTTAGATTCAGGTAGAAATCTAAAAGGTAAAATGGAAAGAAATGTTTTAGCACATCATCCTAGAACAATAGATATAGTTCTTCCACCTTGTTCTAGAGAACAAATGCATAATTATATGGTTTTGTTTGATAAATCGAAATTAACTGTAAAAGGATTTGATATATTCACAAATAATATTGAGACCATTATTTGTTATCATGGAGATCTTTGTCCATCTATATATTGGAATCCTGATGAAATGCTTTATAATTCAATGAAAATTCAACTAGTAGAATATTAGGAAGGAGAAATCAAAAGGTATTTAAATGTAAGTGAAAAGTTTAAAAACAATGTTGGAAGCAATGTTGTAACCGCTTCTGGAAGAATAACTTTTGAAAACTTTTTTCCAGATGATACAGAAAATCAAAACTTAATTTTAGAAGAAAATGACTTAACGGATGCTGGAATAAAAATAACAGATTTTTGTTATAATGATGGATTGTTAATAGGAACAGCTATGACAAAAGAAGTAGAAATAGAAATAAGAAATCCGTTAAATTATGATTTAGCAGATAAAGTATTTACACTAGAAGTTGGTGTATTAACAGAAGAAGAAAAAACAGATGCAGAAACTGGGGAAACTGAAATAATAAAAGTATATGAATATATTCCTTATGGAGAATTTATAGTTTCACAATATGAAGATTTAAAATCTAGTGGGAAATATAGAATAATCGCTTATGACCTTATGATTAAATTGAATGAAGAATTTTCTAAAAATATTACTTTCAAACCAACATTTCCTATTACTTTGAAAGACTTTTATAGAGAATTTATGTCATCATATGGAATTGAAATAGAAGAACAGACTTTGCCAAATGAAAATTTTATTGTAAATGAGATGCCAAATTTTGATGGATATACAGGAAGAAATATATTAATGAAAATTGCAGAAGTGTTTGGCAGTTTCTCAAAGATAAACAGAAATAATAAATGCCAAATGTATTTAAAGAACAACACTGATGTTCAAATAGATTTAGATATTATGAATAGTAAACTTGAAATAGATAAAAGATATGGACCTGTAAATGTAGTCTCTGTTGGTATGAGTAATGTTGAAGGAGAAAATGTAACTTTAAAAGATAATGATAGCATTTTAGAATATGGAGAAACAACAATAAGAATAGATGATAATCCATTTTTATATACTGAAGAATTAAGAGAACAGGTTATAAATGATTTGTATGAGCAATTACATAATTTTTCGTATATACCTGTGAAGTTTAATTTGAAATCTCCAATGTATTTAGATTGTGGAGATGTAATTAAAGTTAGAAATATGGAAGATACAGGATGGATAGATACAATTGTTTTGAATCAAATTATAAATATTCCAAGAACAAGAACTAGTTCTATAGAAACTCTTGCACTAACTAATACTCAACAAAAACATCAATATATTTCAAAAAGTAAACAAAGGGAAACAAAAGCAGAAATTGTTGTAGA